CTATAACCTGTGCGAAAGTATCACTCCAGGTTTTAGTATCATAACAGAACCACTCTCCATCCTTGAAAATATATCCAAACTCTTCACCATTGTTAATGAACTCGGTGATAGATTCATCCAAGCGTGGAGGACAATCTTCACCACGTTGAGAATAGTATTGGGGACCATACTTTTGCGCTTTAGTCTCACTGTCCCAACGCTCTTCAGTCCAACAGGAAGACATATCACCACCATCAATCAGTTCGGTAACTTGACTCTTTGTAGTGTAATGTGTGTTCAGGATACGACCCAACCACTCAGGATAACCATCCCAGTGGTGATAGGCAGAAACGATTGCGTTTCCAACATCAATACCAATTCGTGCTCGGGTTGCCATAATGAAGAAAGAAAAGGGTTTGAAAGGTGAACTTTTACTTTTGGAAGTATTCTCCGATTGCCTTACTCATGGAAATAAGTTTCTCATGAATGGCATCAACCTCCAGTCGAAGATTTTCTTCTTCTCCCATGAGGTGCATCAGATCAACTTCACACCAGTCCTCAAGATTGATAGAACCATCCTGATACTGTGGAGTGTAAAATAGTGTGCCTTCACTATCAATGGAATAGGCACAACCTTGGTTTTCGGCAGTGAGAACAATCATTACCAGATTTCAGTGAAACGCTTGTGAGTTGCTTTGGTCATTCTACCTTCTGTAAGCATGTTGTCACATACTTTACAGAAAACTTGAAACTTTTCTTCACGGGTGAGAGTATCTGCATACTCACATTTTTTCATGATGCGGAGCATGTATGCCTTGGAAGTGATCATAACAATCAGTAATCGATGGTTTCGGGAGTCAGTTCAATAACTTCAACAAGTTCGGCAAAGCGATTAAATGCACCACCAGATTCATTAGTGAATGTACAAAAAAACCTGAAGGCATAGAGGGCACGGGTTTCGGGTTGTGCCAGGTGGCGGTCCCGCTCTGCCCGAATCTCTTGGATTGTGCGAGTCATGTCCCTCCCTTGATTACCCCTGTATTATAGGGCATCCTGGTGCTCTGACAACGGATGGTGGACGGTTCATCGTTTGACCACCGACACAGCTGCCTCACCCTTCTCAAAAACCACATCAACAACTGCCTGAACCTTTCGTGCCGTAGTGATACCCACCTTATCATAGACAGGCACACAAACCAGTCCAAACGTCTTCTGAGACCCACCCAGACGGATTACACGACCGATTGATTGACTGATACCAATATAATCCATGTTACGCATGAACAACACTGCCTCAAGTCCACTGACGTTGATACCTTCGGACAGAATAGAGTGGTGAAGAACCACAAACTTTTTGTTAGGATCTCTGCCCCAGGCATTTAGAGTCTCAAAGAATACCTCACGATTGACTTTCTGCCCATCAATAATAGCACCAGTCTTGGCAGTAATCGTCATCCAAGAATACCCACGATCACTCAAATCCATACAGAAACTGGACTGTGAGATAAGCATCATAATCTGCTTGGTAGAACGAGCACAGATTAGGATTTTGTTCAGTGAATTGTCGTCAATAGTAGACAACAGGTTTTCAGAATCACGGTCGGCAATCATCTTCTTATCCTGTACCATATCCAGTTGCTTGACAACAACCTTGGGAGGAAGAATGTAACCACCCTCAACCAGTTCGGGAGCACCAACCTGACAGATTACATTACCATAAATCTCAGGCATGTTCATGCCGGGTTTTGTAACAGTAGTAGAGTGCTTAGGAGTAGCAGTAAAGAAATAACAGCGAGAAGACTCAACAGAAAAATACTCTGTCGGGCCAAAGAAATTACGCTGAACAGAGTTGTGCGCTTCATCGAAGTAAATGGTGTTTACATCAAGTTCTGCTTGTTCTAGGCGATTTAAAGAGTGATAGGTGGTGAATACAATACAGTGATCACCAGCAGTGTTGGCAACATCAACAAACAGTTTGATATTGCCGGGTTTTGTTGTACTGTAGTGATGAGTTTCACCACTGTGAACGTGCATGACATGAACATCATTGCGGTCAGTGTACTCAAGAAACTCAGAGCACAACTGTTCTGCCAGCAGAATACGAGGAGCAACAATTACAAAGGTTTCGGCAGTGCCAGAATCCATGGCACTCAAAATGTCCTCAAAAATACAGGCAGTCTTACCACCACCAGTAGGAATGATAACCTGACCTTTGTTGTTGTTCAGCATGGCACTCACGGCACGTTCCTGATGCGGGCGAAGAGTGAAAGGCAACGGGTCATCTGTCGAATATGAATATATTATGGCATAAAAAAACCACCCCGTCAAGGAGTGGTGGACACCTTAAACATTGTCACATTCAATCATCATATATTCTACATTCATCGGCATCAGGTTCTACTTCACAAAATAATTCTAATGCCGTGGGATCATGATGATCACCGGCAGCAATTTCTTCTTTATGATTCTCTACATAAACCTCAAGTTCATGTAGTTCTCCTTCAATATGACGACGTTGTTGAGGTGATGTTGTTGGATCTTCAAGGATCTTTTTATCAACCTCAATATGTTTTTCGACGCTTTCCATAATAGTTTTAAACGTTATGTAATATTTATTAGTATCTACGAGGAAAATTGATTACATCATCTTTATAAGGTGTTGAAAATGCAATTTTATCATCAAAATTGGGGAATTTATGACCTTTTAGGAGAGAAAGAAGTTGTTTTGCTTGTTTACCACAAGCTTCATGATACTCCAAATCTCTTTCTACACAATTTATGATTGTCTCATAGATTTCTTCTGGTGTTGCTTCCGAATTGAGAGCATCACTAATCCAATCATTTAAACTAGACAATGAATAGTTCTTGTATTCAAGTTCTGATTTGTTCAATGTGTTCCTCCATAGTTTTTGATTGCCTCTTCTAGGATACTCTCGATGTCTTTACTTGTCAAGTCATTCAACCAGTTCCAGTTCTGGTCCTCTCGATCCCATTCCATACTGAATGAACCATCTTCATTCTCATGAATTTTCAAACTATCACTTTTCATCTTTTTTTAGTTCTTTACGACATTTTTTTAGTTCTTTTAGTTCACTCTTAATCATCTGATAGGCATCCTCTGATGAGATTTTCCTTGCCATTTCCATGGCACTAATAATCTCAACTCTCGTACCAAAGTGTTGAAGTGCTCTCTCGAAGCAGTCTAATTCTTCATACATAACTATCCTTCATCATCCTTTCTTTTTGGTAAAGGTTGCTCCATTGGAGTTAATCCAATATTTCTTACGGTTTCTTGCTGTTTCATATACAACTTAATCCAACAACGTGCCATATCTCGTAACATATCAATGTCATCACATTCTTCAATCTGTCGTGATAACTTTTCATATTCAAACAATTTAGCCGTGCTTTGTAGTGCTATTTCATTTGGATCAAATTGATTCATCAGTTTTCCTCCTTTATGAAACAAATAGAGTTGAATTTACCATTATATCCTTCTACGGATATTTTTGTATGTGCGGTATGAACTTCTGTTCTCTCTACTGTATAACTTTTTCCTCTTTCTAATATATCATCTGGATTATCATTATTTCCCCATTTGACTTGTTCCTTACAGCAACCGATGTACTTTACTCTGTCGCCGTCATGAATACGTGAGATGTGCATGTTATTTTCTAAGTGATTTTAAATATGTTAATACATTTTCACGAACCCACATGAGTTCATTATAACATCTTTGATTGTGGGCACACTGACGAAGTGAGGGATCAGGTTTGTGAACAGATTCAATGAAAATGTCAAGACCTCTGTTCCATTTGATGTCATTTGGTTCGTTGTCTTCGATTCCGTTTTGATCCCTCATTTTTGATACCTTTTTTGATAAAGTTCAGTGCCGAATCATAAGTGCGTGCCTGGTGAACAACACTTCCATTATGTATAATGGTAAACTTTTTACCACATGGAACTGCTGCCCACATACCATCATTTGTTACATAACCCAAAGGATTACCCGGTTCGGTATCGAGTAATCCTGGTTGTGGAATATGTGGTTTTAAAAACTTATTAGAACTTGGCATTT